CTGCGAATCGGTCGGGTTCGAGTGGGACCCGTGGCAGTCATGGTCGCTGGAAAACTCCCTCGGGACCCGGCCGAACGGGACGTGGGCAGCGAAAGAAGTCGCTGAGGTCCTCAGCCGCCAGAACGGCAAGAACGCCATCGTGGAGGGCCGCGAGCTATTCGGCCTGTTCGAACTGTCAGAACCGCTGATCATCCACACGGCGCACGAATTCAAGGCGTCCAACGAGCATTTCCTGCGGCTGAAAGACCGGATCAACAACAGTGACGAGCTGACCCGCCGGATCAAGTCGATCATCACGTCCCACGGTGAGGAAGCGGTCCTGCTCCGCCCCTCCCCCGCGCTGATATTCGGGTCCCGCGCGAAACTGGTCCGCAGGACCGTCGCGCCCCGCCTCCGGTTCCTCGCCCGCTCCCGTGGTTCCGGCCGGTCGTTCACGTGTAACTGCCTGGTATGGGACGAGGCGATGATCCTCACCGTCGACCAGGTCGGCGCGTCGATGCCCACCATGTCGGCGGTGCCGAACCCGCAACTGTGGTACCTCGCGTCCGCTGGGTACCCGGACTCCACCCAGCTCGCATCCGTACGACGGCGGGGTATCCGGGGTGACGACGACAGGCTCGCCTACTTCGAATGGTCGATCCGCCCCCACAACGAACTGTGCCCGAGGGACGAACGGGTCGGCCGCCGGTCCAACGAGTTCATCGTGTGCACCGAGCATGATGACCGGGACAATCCGCAGAGCTGGGCGAAAGCTAACCCGGCACTGGGGTACCGGATCACCGCGGATCACGTGGCGTGGGAACTGAACTCCATGCCCGAGGACGCGTTCAACGTGGAGCGTCTCGGCGCTGGTCACTGGCCCACCGACGACGAAGGCTGGCTCGCCGTGTCCGAGGACCAGTGGAACGCGTGCGAAACTCAGATCCTCGGCGGTACCGCCACCCCGGTGTGTTTCGCGGTGGACGTGACCCCTGACCTGACCGCCGCGTGTATCTCCGTGGCGTGGATGCGACCCTCCGACGGGATTATCATCGTGGAGCAGCCGCAGGACTGTTTCCGGCCCGGCACATCCTGGGTGGTCCCGAAGCTGATGGAGCTGCGCCGAAAGTGGAAGCCGCTGGGTATCGCGGTGCCGAAAACCGCGCCCGCCTCCGCTCTGATCGACGACGCGGAGAACCGCGGGATCGAGCTGATTAAGGCCACCGCGTCCGAGGAAGCCCAAGGTTTTATGCTGATGATCACCGCGATCCGCGACAAGCAGATCGGGCAGCTCGGACCCGACGAGGCCCCCTATCTGCGGTCCGCTGTGGCCCGTGCGGAGACACGGGACATGGGCGACGGGATGCGCGGCTGGTCCCGGAAGAACAGCGCCAGCAACATCACCGCGCTGACCTCCGCTACACTGGCCCACTGGGCATACAACCGGCTGCGCCGCGGGTACAACCCGCTGAAGAGCATCGGCTGACGATGAGCAGCGACGAAACGCCTTGGTTTGAGGCGGACTACGAAGACACCTGTAAGCAGTGCCGCAAGCATATTTATATGAGTGACACAATCCGGGCTGTCAGTAACGGACCTGGCTATCTGTGCGTGGTTTGCGGCCAGCAGGAACCTCCGCGCCGAACCTACAATCCGCTGGACAGTATCGGATAAGGGAGCCTGAAAATGCCTGTACTGAAGTCACTGGATAATGCGACAGGTGATGGTTCGGCTCTAGATGTCGGGGCGGGGCTGGCGGATGAGTTTTGTATGGTCATCCAGCGTCTCGACAGTTCGGGGGCTGCTACCGCGTACCTGGAAGGTTCGCTGGACGGCAGCACGTGGACGGCGATGCTGGTGGAGCCCGGTTCGACCTTGACACCGAACGGGAACTCTGGCGCGCAGTGTGAGCTGAGCCTGGGCAGTAGCGGCACGCAGGTATATAACCTCGCGTCCCGCGGTGTCCTGTTCAGGTATGTACGCGCAACCATCACGGGCGGCATCCACGCCGACGCCTGGGTCGCAGCCAAGCCTGCTGGTCTCGCAGTTACCCCGCCGCTGACCTAATGCGCATCCCCGAGGGGATGGGCATTGACCGCTCCTACGCAGACGAGCAGGCTATTCGGGATGCGCACTGGCATCCCGGGCCTGGTGAGATAGTCATCGACATCGGGGCCGCGATCGGCAACTACACCATCCCCGCTCTGCTGAACGGGGCACTGGTCATCGCCGTGGACCCCGACAGGAAAGCGACAGCCAAACTCGCCCGCGTGGCCAGGTTCAACGGCATGTCGAAGTTTTCCATCTGCACCGCCGCACTGTGGGACGACAACGTCGGCTACCCGCAGGAGATGCGCGACGCGCTGGAAGACTCCGACTTCTCCTACCTGATACCGTCAGCGTCAGCGAAGTGGCTCACCCTCGACCAGGTGACCGCGACGTATAGGCTGGACAGGCTGGACTGGGTGAAGATAGACGTCGAGGGAGCAGAACTCGGGGTCCTGCGGGGTGGCGTGGAGACACTCACCAGGTTCCATCCCAGGCTAATCATCGAGGACCACACCGAGGTGTACCCGTTCGTGGCCGCCATGGACAGCAGGCGACTCTGCCGGGAACTACTGAAACGGCTCGGCTACCAGGTGAAGGAAATATCCTGGGGGCCGCCTCCCCGTACTTACCTGGTAACGTCGTGACCGCGCACAACCCGCTGCGCAGCATCGGGTAAAAAGCCAGTCCCGGGGGGGAGCTGCCGTGCCCGACTCCTCCGTCCTGACCCAGGTCATCAGCTCCGCCGGGGCTGGCACCGCGCTCATCGTCGTCCTGATCCTCACCGGCATCCTCACCACCCGCCAGTACACCGACCGGGTCGAAGCGGAAGGTAAACGCTGGAAAGAGGCTTACGAAGCTGAACGGCAACTTTCCGTAGCTAAGGACCAAGCGGTCGGCGCGGCTGTCACCCGCGCCGATTCCGCCATCGAGGTCGCGGCGCTCACTAAGGAACTTCTGGAAGACCTCAGACGGAGGACAACCGGTGAGATTCGGGAAAAGACGCCGCCCTAAAGACGTGAAAGCATCCGCTGACGAAGCGGTCGATGCCCGCGAGTCAGCCGCGGCGCGCCTCTCCGAGACCAGGGACCTGATCGCCGCCCAAGCCGAGCGGGCCCGGCAAGAGCGCGCAACCATCATCGCGGCGGTCCGGAAAATGCGTGAACAGGATAACCTGACCGGACTGATCCTGGACGAGGTGGAACGGGGGACGCGCGGTGAACCAGGCTCAGATTGCGACCGACCTCACCAATGACGCGATCTTCTACGGCCTCGCAGCGTCCCTGACATTCCTGACAGTCGTAGCGGTACTGAACCCCATGCTGTGGAAAACGTCGATCGGGCGCAGCCTGATCCTGCTGGACGTGGGACTAGTGGCGCTGTACCTACCCTCGGTGCTGCACCGGTTCTTCGGACTCCACATCGGCATGGTCGGGTTCGCCTGGTATTACCTGGTCACTTTGCTAGTCGTGGGTTCGGCGGTGTGGTGGCGGACCATCATCATGATCAAGGTTCAGCTGCGGCGAAGACAAAACGGAGAGTGATGACAGTAGTCACCGCGTGGAACACTCAGCGGGCCCGGATCCCGTGGCAGCCCGCCCCGGAGGAACATCCTCGGCCGCTGGGACGGAACGTCTACCACGACTCCCGGAACCGCGCCTACCCGTGGCGCACGCCGATGCGGACGTACGCCGGGCTGACCTCACAGCTGTGGACCCGGCAAATCCCCATCCTGGACCAGGGCAACGCCGGGTCCTGTACGGGGAACGAGCAGGTAGGTGCGGTAGGTACCGGCCCGCTGTACACGGCGCTGCCTTCCAGTCACCCGACGCTGGACGAGGCGCTGGCAGTGAAAATCTACAGCGGGGCTGAGACCATCGACGGGGATGGTCCCTACCCTCCCAACGACAACGGCTCGTCGGGTCCGTCAGCCGCGCAGGTCGCGAAAAACCTGGGACTCATCTCCGGGTACCTCCACTGCTTCTCCCTGAACGACGTGCTGGACGCCCTGGAAGACGGCCCCGTAGGTATCGGCAGCAACTGGTACGACTCGATGGACCAACCCGACCGGTCCGGCCTTGTCAGCATCAGCCCCGGCGCTGCCGTACGCGGAGGCCACGAATACCTGTGCCGCGGCAAAGACACCGAGAAGAAACTGGTGTACCTGGATAACTCCTGGGGTGAGGGGTGGGGTACGGGCGGTTCGTTCACCTACAGCTACGCGACCCTGGAACGTCTTCTCGCCGAGCAGGGCGACGCCACGGTGTCACTGCCGCTGACCGTCCCCGTGCCGCCCCCGGTACCGCCCCCGGTCGACCCGGATCACGTGTTCGCGCAAGTGCTGCACCCGTGGGTATTGTTGCATCACATCGGCGGCAACGGTCACATTTCGCGGGAAGCCGCAGTGTGGCTGAAAGCCAAGGGATTGTAGGAGGAGCATGGCAACCGCAACCAGGCCGCTGCAAAGCGTTCCGGTCGAGAAGATCGCTGAGCACGCCGACCAGGTGCGGCCCGGGGTGATCATCCTCGCGGTGATCACCGCGTTCTTCTTCGGTATCGGCTGGACGGTCGGTGCTACGTGGCGCGGGGTCGTGTTCTGCTGCCTCGCCGTCCGGTACGGATACAGGCAGGGCGCGCACGTCTCCGTCGCACCCGCACCCCCACGCGAAACTTAACCTGACACGGGCTAGGTTTTCCCCTTGGGGCGTTTCCTGGGGCGTTTCTTCGCCCCCCACTTCAGCGGAGCGGTATGCGGGGGCAGGTCGCGAGTGTTCAGCCGCATCGCCTGAAGGTTCGTGTGCTTCTCTTTGCACCAGCAGCCACTGCCTGCCTTGTGCTGTATCGCCGCCATGACCTGACCTTAACAGGTGGGAGAGCGCGCCGAGCTGACTACTCGCGCTCCTGCCCCGGGTCGCTACTGGCCAGCTCACTTACGGGGCGGCGGTGACTAGTACGTCCCACCCGCTTCGTGCCCCCTCCGCGTGTGACGGCGGACCGCGCCCGTTCCAGCATCCGCCGCGAGACGGACCGGATACGCGCGTACCTATACAGGCGGGGGCCTGAAGCCGAGCCACTTTCAGGAGAAGCGGTGGCCCGGCACGGAAAACTTTAGCGCACGGAAGGGAGGCTGGCAATGGGTCTGGTAGACCGGGTTCAGGCCAGCCGCTCTGAGCAGCGCGTTATCGGCGGAGTCCCGTGGCGGCCCTGGGACTCGCCGTTCATGAACTTCGGGTCCGGTGGCCCCATCCACCCGTCCCGCGCGGTGTACGGCACCGATGAGGCGCTCCGCCTGACCCCCCTGTACGCGTGCGTCAGGCTGATCGCGGAGTACATCGCTTCGCTGCCGCTGAACGTGTACATCAAACCTCCTGGCGGCGCGCAGAAAAAGTGGGAGGGCCCGTCGATTTTCGACGACCCCGCCCCGGATACCAGCACGATGGACTGGGTGTACGAATGTCTCACGTCGTTGTTGCTGCACGGTAACGCGTGGGGGTACATTCTTAGCCGGGACGGGTACGGGTACCCGCAGCAGATCCAGTGGATGCCCCCGGAGATGATCACGGTTGTCGATGACGAGTCGCAGCCGTACAACCCGCTCCGCAGCCGCGTGTATTTCTACGGCAGGCTGATGCAGCGGGAAGAGTACTTCCACATCAAGGCGTTCAGCCTCCCGGGTCGCACTGAGGGTATCAGCCCGCTGCGCGCGTTCGCCCTGACGATCCTGAACGGCCTGGAAGTCACCCGGTACGGCACCGACTGGTTCAAGGCCGGCGGGTTCCCCCCCGGGACGTTTAAGAATAACGAGATCGAGATTGACACGTCGCAGGCCGCTGAGATCCGGTCGCTGCTGAACCAGTCGATCCGGAACCGCACCCCCTTGGTGTATGGCAGGGACTGGGATTATAACCCGATTTCCGTTCCCCCGTCTGAGGCGCAGTTCATCGAGACGATGCAGATGAACGCTACTCAGCTCGCCGCGGTGTACGGGCTCCCCCCGGACAGGGTGGGCGGTAAGAGGGGTGACTCTCTTACCTATAGCACGGTGCAGCAGGGTGCTTTGCAGATCATTGAGGCGCTCCGCCCGTGGATGGTCCGGCTGGAAACCGCGTTCTCCAAGATACTGCCGGAGCGGCGGAAGGCAAGTTTCGCCACCGACGCGCTGCTGAAAGCTGACCTGGCTGAACGCGCGAACATTTACAAGGTGTGGCGGGAGATCGGGTACAAGTCGATCGACGAGATGCGCAGCACCGAGGACCTGGAGCCGTTGCCGAACAACGTCGGGACGGATAACATCCCGCTGGAAGCGGTCGTGGCGATGTCCCGGTCGACCCGGGCGATCCCGAATACGCTACTCCCGCAGGTCACCCTGGAACAGCGGCTGCTGTACGAGTACCTCCAGTCTCTCGCGGTGAACCAGGAGCCGTCTGGTTTGCCGCCGGGTGCGGGTGCTGCTACCGGCCCGGGTGCGGGCGACGCCCCGCCAGCAGTCAACATCCCCGGCGGTCTCGGTGCCAACCTGAACCCGGCGACGGCCGGCGGGCCGGGTGGTGCGGCCGGGAACGGTGCGGCGGGTACGAGCGGCGGGTTCAAACCACCGAACGTGCTCCAGCAGATCGTGAAGGACATGCTGTCCGTGCGCAGCGACGGGAGCATCGACCCGCACGTACTCGCGCAGATTGTCGCAGCGGTCCGCGCCGCGGAACGTAACGACGAGATGGGCCCCGAGTTCGTAGGGCCGTGGATTCCGCCCCGCCCCAACGGGCACAACGGGCATCACTGAGGAGACCGAATGCCGCCTGCGAAGAAAGTACCGGCCAAGGGTAAAAAGCCTGCGCCGAACACGAAGGCTCCGGCTGGTTCGTATGCGCTACCCGGCGGTGGCCCTGGTGGTGCTGACGCCTATCCGCTGAACACGAAAGCCCGGGCCGCTAACGCCTTGTCCCGGGTGGCGGCGAACGGTACCCCGGCGGAGAAGGCGAAGGTACGCGCTGCGGTGAAACGTACACACCCTGAGCTGCCTTCCTCGCAGGGTAAGGGTGGCTCTACTGCCGCTAAGGCAGCTAAGCCTGCCGCATCGAAAACTACGAAGAGTAAAGCCCGGCCCGCCAGGAAATCCTGACCGGCGCAGTACAAAGAGAAGGACAGGAGTCATGGCTGAGCTGGACACCCACAACCTGATTGACAGTCAGTTCGCGTGGATTGAGCCTGGTGGCATGCGCGACCCGGGCGGCAGGACTACGCCGCGGGATAAGCGTCACCTCCCGATGCACGACGCTGCCGCGGTGCGGTTGTCACTGTCGCAGGCCCCGAACGACCCGTTCGGTAAGCTGGCGATGCCCGCGCTGATTAACGCGGCCCGGAAGTTCGGCGTGAATGTCACGGCGGCGCAGCGGTCGTTCGGGGGGATGGAACCGGATTCCGGTAGTTTCCCTGAGCGCCGGTTTATCCGGTTCCCGCTGGAAACCCGTGAGGACGCCAACACGAAGGCGCAGCACATCTGGGGTTACGCGGCGTGTTTCGATAAGCTGTCCCGGAAGCTGGGCGGGTTCGTGGAGCAGGTCAACCGGAACGCGTTCGACGAGTCCAAGCAGGACGGATGGCCGGATGTGGTGTGCCGCTATAACCACAATGACGACGCGCTTCTGGGTACGACTTACGCGCGGACGCTGAACCTGGGTATCGACGAAACCGGCTTGATGTACGACGTGGAACCCCCGAAGTCCCGGCGTGACGTGCTGGAGTACGTGCAGCGCGGTGACATCCGCCATTCCAGTTTCGCGTTCAGGGTTTTCCCCGGCGGTGATGAGTGGGGTGTTTCGGAGCAGTTCGGGTACCCGATGCGGACGTTGCACGCGGTGCAGCTCATCGACGTCGCGCCTGTCCTGGACCCTGCCTATCCGGATGCTACAGCGGCGGCCCGGTCGATTGACGGCGCGGTCCGTTCGCTGGCTTCGTGGGCGCAGGCCGAACCGTCCGAGGTTCGTGAGCGGCTGGTGGAAAACCGGGCGATGGAATTCTTCAAGCGGACCGACAATGCGGGACCGCGTCAGGAGAAGAAAGCCAAGGAGCGGAAGAAGACCCTCACGGGGGCGCTCGCGATGCTGGACCTGCTGGACAACCAGAGCGACCCGTACGCTGACACTGACTGAGATGCGCGGCTGGCGGTGCCCGAACTGCGGGCACCTTCAGTGTTACCCGCCAGCGGGCAGGTGCCCGATGTGCGGCAGGACGTGAGAAACCGCAGGGATGTGACACCGTGTCCCTGCGGGCCGGGCGCGGATAATAAGACGCCAGGCTAGAACGGTGCACAACTGAATATCGTTACCTCGGCCGTAGCCACCCTCCTCGGGTGCGGACGGAGCAGGTTCTAACAGATCTGTCCGTACAAGGGAAGGGCCAGGAAATGGCTAGTGAGACCGCTAAGCGGCTCCGTGACAGGCGTCTAGGCGTCTGGAACGACGCGAAGAAGATCGCTGAGGACGCCGCCGGGGAAAACCGTAGTTTCACCCCGGAGGAGCAGGGTCGCTGGGACGCGATGCAGGACGAGATGCGCACGCTGGACGAGCGTATCGGTGCCGTGCTGGACACGGAGAAGCGCGCCAAGCAGGCCGACGACGCGTTCAACGACCTGGAGGGTCGTCCGCGTCAGGGTGAGGGTGCCCCGACTGCACAGCGGAACATGGACACGGAGATCCGCAAGTGGGCCAGGGGCGAGGATGGCGCTGGCCGGGCAATGGAAATCCGGCGTCAGGCTTCCGGTCCGATTAACTACCGTACCCTGCTGACCACGGGTACGCCGTCGACGATCGTGCCGACGGACTTCTACGACCAGCTGATAGCTCACCTTATCGAGGTGAGCGGTTTGATGCAGTGCGGGCCTACCGTCCTGAACACGGGCGGTGGCGAGACGCTCCAGGTGCCGAAGACGACCGGTCACTCGACTGGTACGTCAGCGGCTCAGGGCGGCGCGATTTCCGCTTCTGACCCGGCGTTCTCCATGCAGACGCTGAACGCGGTGAAGTTCGGTGTCCTCATTCAGGTCGCCCGGGAGCTTATCGACGACACCGCGGTGGACCTTCTGGGGTACCTCGCGATGCAGGCCGGCCGGGCCCTGGGGAACGCTTTCGGTTCCGCTCTGATCAACCAGACGAACAACATTTCCGGCGGTCTTATCGCCGGTGCGACGACTGGTGTTACGGGCGCTACGACCGGTGTTTCCGGTGCTCCTTCGTACGCGAACCTCGTGGACTTGGAGTACTCGGTTATCGCCCCGTACAGGCAGTCCCGTTCCTGCTATTGGTTGGCGGCTGACAAGACCATCGGCGGGTTCAGGAAGATCACGGACACGGTGGGCCGCCCGATCTGGGAGCCTTCCGCTGTTCTGGGTTCCCCTGACCTTCTGCTGGGTAAGCCGCTGGTCGCTGACCCGTTCATGCCGGCGCAGGCGCTGTCCGCGAAGTGCATCGCTTTCGGTGACTTCTCGCAGTATTTCGTGCGGCTGGTCGGAGGGGTCCGTTTCGAGCGGTCCGACGACTTCGCTTTCGGCACCGACCTTGTGACGTTCAGGGCCATCCTGCGTGGTGACGGAACGCTGGTCGACCGTACCGGGGCTATTTCCCTGTACGTGGGCGCGGCGTCCTGATCCTGGTTCTCGAACGCGGAGGTGCCTGGTGATTATCCAGATGCTCAGCAACATGACCAGCGGCCGGCATGACGGTCGGCTCTGGCCTGCCCCGTGGACTGATTTCGAGGTCCCCGACTGGGAAGGCGAGGACCTCGTTTTCGGCGGGAACGCCATCAAGGTTTCAGATTCCGCGGAGGAAACCGTGGAGGAGCAGGCTCCTTTGGAGGAGCTGAAGTCCGCTGCGGTTGAGTACGCGGAATCCGAAACGGAAACAACCGCGGATACCGAGCCTGAGGCTGACCCTCTCGCTGACCCTGTGAAGGTGGAAGGTGGCCCGCCCCGCCCGACCGCGTCGAAACAGGAATGGATCGACTACGCGGTCAATCAGGGTGCTGAGTGGATCACCGCGACGAACTCCACGAAGCAGCAGCTGATGGAGCAGTACGGTCAGCGTCCGTGAGTAACAAGCGGAAGCTGAAACTTGCTGGTGCGGAGCCCGCGGAACGCTGTACGTCCTGCGGGCACCGCATCGGTAAGAACACGGACGCTCTCCGGTTGCGGACGGGGCAGGTTATCTGCCCGCGGTGCCGCCAGTTCGGTGAGATCCCCCGGCTGTCGTGCGGGCATTACGCCCTGCCCGGCACGCTGGTCTCCACTGACAGTGAGGACCATTCCACGATGCAATGCCCGCAGTGCTCCCCGGTTGCGGGGAAGTTCAGCGGGGCTAAGTTCGGGCTGGCGCGGCGAGGGTAGTGGACCCTGGCGGCACCGGCGGGCGGGTACGGGCTAAACCCGCCGGTGCTACCAGTAACGGGTAATAGTGAAGGAGATGGGTCATGGCTAACGAGCCGAGCATGAAGCCGTACGGCGGCGGGAAGGTCTCCGGGAGCACGAAGGTTTCCGGTAAGTCAGGCGGCGGCGACCCGACGAACCAGCCGGGTCAGTACCCCCCGGAGGGTGGCAACAACATTTTCGGCGGGCCGCTCCCGTCCGGTACGGGTGCCCCGGGTACCAGCGGCGGGGCTGGTGGCGGTGACGTTACTGCCGAGCCGGGTCAGCTGTCTGACGGCCTGACCGGTGTCACCGACGCGGAGATCACCGAGACGGGTGCCCCGGGTACGGCGACCTCCCCGAATGACTCTGATGTCGGGGAGACCGCGATTAGTTACACCCGGCCGGGTTCGTACCTGTCGGGGACGTACCAGTCTGACACCACCAATGAGGACATCGACGGTCCGGGTAGCATCACCGAGGCGAATGACCAGGGGTACGGGACGGGTGGCCCGCAGCTCCCCGGCTTGAAGGGTAACGAGCCGCTTGCTGGCGGCGGCCGGTACCAGCCTGGTGCGGGCAGGGTTCTGCGCGGTGGCAGGGCGGTTCGTTAATGTCGGACCTGGCCCGGCAGTACCCTGCCGCGTCAGCACCCGGGTTGATTTCCGGGACGGCAGCGTCGAACGCGGTGGGTGCGGGGGTGGTGCAGGTTTCCGGTAAGGAGCTGGCCACCTCCGCGAACAGCGACAAGGCCCACGACTATAAGGACGACCGGACTAAGTAGGAGGCGCTCCATGGCTGACTGGGTGAATAACGGCAGCTACGCCGACCTGTCGAACATGCTGAAACCGGACCCGGCGAGCGCGATGGTTCCTACTAGCCAGCACGGCGGGGATCAGATTTTCAAGAACAACGCGATGACGGCCCCTGGCGGGGCTTCGGGGGATCTCGGCTGGAACGTGGGTGCCCCGGTCGAAACAGAAGCCCCTGTCATCGAGATGCAGCAGAAGATGCCACCCGGTGATGACGGTAAACCGCAGGCTAAGGGGCAGGACTGGTCGCCGCCGGGCCAGCCCCGCTGGGGTTCGACCACAACCCCGAAGGTAGTTCGCGAAAGCTAGGAGGCTGTCGATGCCGTACACCGAACCCCCGGTTAACGGGGTAGCACAGTTGCCGTACCAGACGAAGAACGGGTACGACGCGACCGCTGAGGGTCAGCAGGACGCCGCGCAGCAGTCCAACCCTGAGCACGCCTACGACGCGACCCCGAACGTTTCGGGTGCTGGCGGCCGGTGGATGAAAGTCATCGACGGCGGGCAGATCGACATGAACACGGGGCAGCCGACCGGTGCGGGGTGGATGCCCGACGGTACATCTGATGCTTCACGCTGGAAGGGAGTCTAACCATGGCTAGTGCACCGAGTCCGATCACGTCGCCGCCGCCTGTCCCCGGGCAGCCGTATAATTCCACGAGCGACGCGACTGTATGCGGGTGGGTTTCGGTGGACCGGAACTCTGGCCCGGCGAACGCTTCCGGTCAGGCTTCCGGTGATTTCGAATCCGGGGATGGCTGGACCCAGACCTAAAGTTCAGCTGCCCCGGACCCTGGCAGCATGACCCTGGAGGATACATGCTGTGGAAAACCGGGAACCCGGGTACTGCTACATGTGCGGCCACTGGCGGGAACTGAACAGCGGCGCGATGTGCACCGAATGCTACGACTGGTGGCGGGTGGAGTATTACGCTAAGCCTGCCGCTATCATGGCGAGATGCGATATCTCCTAACGGGCGGGGCCGGTTTCATCGGCAGCAACCTGGCGTGGCAGCTGATCCGCCAGGGTCACGAAGTCCGGGTGCTGGACGACATGTCCCGTGGTAACCCCCAGCGTCTCGCCGGGTCGGGGTGTGAGATCGCGTACGGCGACGTGCGCGATGCTGGTGCGGTGACCCGCGCGATGCAGGGGTGCTCCCGGGTCGCCCACCTGGCCTACTTGCAGGGGACGCAGACTTTCTACGCGAACCCCCGCACGGTCCTGGACGTGGCGCTGCGCGGCATCTTGAACATCCTAGATGCGTGCGAGCGGACCGCGTGCAGTGATCTGCTACTGGTCTCCTCATCGGAGGCTTACCAGGTCGCCCCCGTGGTACCGACCCCGGAGAACGTGCCGCTGGTCGTCCCTGACCCGCAGAACCCCCGGTACTCTTACGGGGGCGGGAAGATCGCGTGTGAACTGGCCTCGCTGGCGTGGGAACGGGAAGGGATACTGGACCGCCTGGTGATCGCCCGGCCGCATAACATTTACGGGCCGGATATGGGCCGTGAGCATGTCATCCCGGAGTTCTGCATCCGCATGAACGAGCTGACCACCACCCACCCTGACGGTCCCGTCTCGTTCCCGATCCAGGGGACGGGGCAGGAAACCCGGTCGTTCTGCTACATCAGCGACTGCGTGAACCAGCTCGTCATGCTGCTGGACAACGCGCCGGGCGGGACGTGGCATGTGGGGACGATGGACGAGCACACCATCGCGGATGTGGCGCACGCCGTGGCGCAATGCTACAACCGGAACATCAAGATCGAGCCGGGTTCCCTCCCGAAGGGGTCTCCGCCGCGCAGGCTGCCGGACACCCGGAAGATCAACGCGCTGGCTGACATGACACCCCTGGTCAGTTTCGAGACTGGTCTGGCGCGGACGGTGGACTGGTACCGTACCCATGGGTGAGGTCACGAACTGCGGGCTGTGCGGTTCGCCGTACATGGTCCCGATACTGGACATGGGGATACAGCCCCTCGCGGAGCAGTACGGTAACGGGCCCACGTACCCGCTGCGCCTGGTCCGCTGCCGGTCGTGCACCCTGGTTCAGCTGGATTACATCGTGCCCGCCACGGATTTGTTCGCGTCGGACCACCCGTACGCGGCGGGGAACAGCGCGGAACGCCGCCGTCACGCGCAGGAACTAGCCGGCCTGATACACACCCGCGCTGATGACACTGTCGTGGATATCGGAGCGAACGACGGTACGTCACTGGCAGCGTTCGGTGGCCGGTGCAGGCTGATCGCGGTGGAACCCACAGACCAGGCCCGGAAGATCGGGCCGCCCGTCATCGTGTACCAGAAGTTTTTCACGTCTGGTCTCGCGTCGCGTATCCGTGACACGTACGGTCCGGCGCAGATCGTCACCGCTTACAATGTTCTGGCGCACGTCCCGGACCCCCACGATTTCATGCAGGGTGTCGCGACCCTGCTATCCGGCGGGGGGACGTTCATCACTGAGAACCACGACTTGTCCGCGGTGATGTCGGGGTTGCAGATCGACACGGTGTACCACGAGCATCTCCGCTACTACGACCTGGTGACACTGGGGCGTCTCCTGTCAGACCACGGGTTCACGGTGTGGTCCAGCCAGCAGATACCCGCGCATGGCGGTTCGTTCCGGGTCCGCGCGGGACGGATGGACACTGGTCTTCAGCACCGCGCTGACATGGTGAAAGACCGGCTGACCGCGTTGCTGCGGATGCTCACCGACGGGGGTGCCCCGGTGTACGGTGTGGGCGCGGCGACCCGCGCGACCCCGCTGATGCATTTCACCGGGGCTGATAAGTTCCTGACGTGCGTGTGCGAGGTTGCGGGCAGTGAGAAGATCGGGCGGATGATGCCCGGCACGAAACTGCCGATCGTGGATGAGAAGAAACTGATCGAGGACCAGCCGCCGTACGCGCTGCTGTTCGCGTGGCACATCGCCCCGGATGTCATGTCCTCGTTGCGGGCTGCTGGTTATACTGGGAAATTCATCATCCCCCTACCGCAGCCGAGGATCGTCAGTGAGTGATCGTTTCGAGGATGAGCGCGGTATTATCCAGGACCTGCTGGGCCCGGTCGACGCTGTGACGGAAATCTTGACGGCGAAGGGCGCGGTCCGCGGGAACCACGTGCATAAGCTGACAACCCAGTGGACGTACATTGCGTACGGCAGGCTGCTGGTCGCGTGGATTGAAGACGACGGGGTCCACACGAAGGAACGGGTCACCGGGGAGTTCTTCAAAGAACCCGCTGGTGTGCCGCACGCGTGGAAAGCGCTGGACATCACGAGGGTGCTGGTCATGACGAGGGGACCCCGGTCTGGTGACGCGTACGAGTCGGACACTGAACGTCTGGCGGTGCCGTTGCTGAAATGATCACCTGGGACATCCTGATCACGTCGATCCCGCACCGGCACGACATGCTGTGTGCCTTGCTCGCTGAGCTGGACGGGCAGTTGATCGCCCAGTTGCCGCCGAGCCCGCCTGCTGGTGCGTCACGGTTTTTCCCCGCCACGGTGCTGTTGTACCGGGACAACCTGGAAGTTTCGTACGGGGATAAAACGCAGGCGCTGATGGAGGCGTCCCGCGCTGATTACGTGTCCTGCGTGGACGACGATGACTGGGTGGCCCCGGATTTCGTCCGCAGGGTACTGGCGGCGCTGCAAACAAAACCTGACTACGTGGGGTACCCGGTGCTGTGGACCCAGGATGGGGTCCCGCAGATCCCCGTGCAGCATTCGCTGAAGAAATATGGGTGGGGTCAGACCGCTGACCTGGTGTGGCGGGACATCTCGGAGAAGAACCCGATACGCCGGGAGCTGGCGCTGCTCGGCCGGTTCACCGGCGGGTGGGAAGCTGAACGTGACTGGTGCCGGGTGGTCCGCGATTCGGGGCAGTGTACGGTCGAGGAATGGATCGACGACCCGATGTACTACTACCGGGAAGTGCGGGACGAAAGCTTCCGCGCGAAACGGGAACCGATGCCGGAACCCCTGCCACCTATCCCCGCCTACCCGTGGCTGTCGGTGATTGTGCGTGAATGACCTGCTGGTAGCCGTACCGTCGAGGGGACGCCCGCTGAGTATCGCGCGGTTGTCCGAGGCGATGCTGAAAACCTGCGAGGGGGACACGGCGCTGCTGGTCGGTTTGGACGCCGACGACCCTCGCCTTCAGGATTACCGGACGCTGGGGTTGCAGCCGCTGGTGATGCCGTACGAGATCCGGTCGGGGCTCCGTCAGGTGGTCGCGTGGATCAACGAGCTGACCGTCCCCCGGGTCCACGAGTACAAGTACATCGGTCACTTCGGTGATGACAACGTGCCGTCCACCCCCGGGTGGGACGTGGCGATAATGGAAGCGCTGGAACAGACACCGTTCGCGTTCGCGAATGACCTGTACCCGCGTGCACCGGGTTCGTTGTGCTGCCACGTCTTCTGCCGGTCCGAGGTCATCGCGAAGCTGGGATATTTCGGGCCCCCGCAGATACGGCACATGTACGTGGACGTGGCGTGGATGGCGTGGGGTATCGGCTGTGGCATCACGTATCTCGACGACGTGATAATCGAGCATCTCCACTACTCGGTGGGGAAATCCCCGCTGGACGAGTCGTACGCACAGTCGACCGCGCTGATCACCGGCGGGGACCTGTCCGCGTGGCATTCGTACTCCAGGAACCTGGGTACGGGCGGCCTGAACGACGACATCGAGAAGCTGGGCGGCACCCCGTTCACCCCGCTCGGACTGGCGCAGTTCAACGCCGGACTGGGGATACCAGGGTGACCGCCCCTATGGTCAGCGTCATAACCCCGACGTGGCGGCGGAACAAGCTGCTGATGTCCCGGTGTATCCCATCGGTGCAGGCGCAGGATTACGGCAGGGTGCAGCACGTGGTGTTCTCTGACGGGCCGGACGAACCGCTGATGCGGCTGCTCCGCGCGTTCGAGTGGAAGCATCCGCTGGTCTACGCGGAGTTCCCCGAACGTGACCCGCTGGCTGAGTTCGGTTCCCGGCCGAGGAAAGCAGCGATAGCGCAAGCTGCGGGTGAGTACATCACCTACTGCGATGATGATGACAGTCTCCGCCCGGAGCATTGCAGGCTGATGGCGGAAGCGCTGGACGCCGACCCGGAGGCGGGGTTCGCGGTGTCCCGCATGGTGTCCCATCACGCTCACCCGGTGATTGTCGGGTGGGGGCCGCTGGCGTTGGGGAACGTGGGTTCCCCGATGATCATGCACCGCCGGTCCATCCTGGAACACGGCACGTGGGGTCCTGATTCGTGGACTGAGGACTGGGACCTGATTGAGCGGTGGCTGGACGCCGGGGTAAAGTACGTGAACGTGAACGCTGAGACTTCCGATGTGTGGCCGAGCGTGTTCCGGTGAAAGCCTTCATCATCTTCCGGGACCGCGTGACATACGCACACTTGTGCCTCACCGCGATGACCGAAGCGGGCCTGGACCCGGTGATCATCGACCAGGGTTCCACGTGGCCGCTGGCGAAGGACTACCTGAAAGCGATAAACGTCGCGGGCGTGCAGGTCATGCACCGAGGCGGGGGGCACCCGCGGACACTGTGGGACTGGGAACCGTTCCGTGAGGCGTGCGGCACCGGCCGGTACGTGGTCACCGACTGCGACGTGGTCCCGTCCGAGGAATGCCCGCTGGACTGGCCGGGGCAACTGTCGTGGCTGCTGGACCGTCACCCCGAGTATTCCAAGGCGGGGCTGGGTTTGCGGCTGGACCGCATCCCCGACACGTACCAGCGTAAAGACCACGTGCTGAAGTGGGAGCGGAAATTCTGGGACGACCGCTTGGACGGCGCTCAGCTGAACGGCGCGAAGGTGTATAAGGCCCCGGTCGACACGACCCTGGCGTTGTACCAGCCGCTGACTGAGCGGGAGTTCGACATCTCGCTGTCCGCGCTGCGCATCGGCCACCCGTACGTAGCGGACCATCTCGCGTGGTACGAGGATTACGCAGAGTTGGACGAGGAGCTACGCTACTACCATGAACACGCCGAACCGGGTATCTCGTACTGGACGGTGGCGGGCCGAAGCGCGTGGGGAATCTGAACGGCAGGTCATCTTCCCCGCCGGTATCCAGTCCGCGGTCACCGTCACTGAGGCCGCTGAACTAGCACGGCTGGCCAGGGATTGCACGGTCCTGGAGCTGGGTGCTTTCTACGGGTACTCCACCGTGGTGATGGCGTCGGTCGCGCAGAAGGTTTACTCCGTCGACTGGCATATGAGCGACGAGCACGCCGGGCAATACGAAACGTGGGAAGGGT